CTCGCGAGAACGTGTGACTAACTTAACTGAGAAAATTAAAAATTAAACTCAGAAATGCGACGCTGGTCAAGTTGATCAATCCTAACTCCTTCCATATTCTTAAGATCATCATATGAACGATAATCAGCAGCAAGGACATTTTCATTAACTTTCTGACAAAACAATTTTGTCAATAAAACTTTCCTATCAGGAAAAAAGGAAATTTCTTCTTTAGTCAATCCATATCTTTTCATATGAGATGCAACATAATCGTCAATTTCATCTTCAATCGCATCATCAGTAACTTGAAGATCCTTGTTGGAATTATTATAGAGATCGATACATATTGCATATGCTTTACGTAGTTCCATATACACATTTATATCAACACCTCCAGAATAACAACAACAAACTATTCGTTGCATTTGTTTTTTAGGAGTCAAAGTCCTAGTCGCACTAACATTTAGCTTTGCAACAAGCAATTCAGGTGGACGCCAAAAAGCCATTTCCAATCCATGTTCAGAACATAATCGTGGAATGACAAAATACTTCAAAAAATCAGGAGCGTGCTCTAAAGGATTACCTTTTGCTAAAGTCTTATCATGGATAAATATACTATCACACACACGAATATTACCAGCTTTGATAGTATGATTCAACTTTGACAACCACAAATTTGTATAAAGATCCTGAGATTCTTTACCGAAACTAGGGTCGTATCCATGAGCTTTCAACAAATGCCTCCAGATAACAACGACTGAATCATCTCCATTTTTCTTCATTCGAATTAATCCTTTTTCCCACATACCAATAACATCAATTTCAGGAAACATCAACGACAAGATAAACAATTCTTGAATACAATTAGTTACCGAATTAGAAAGTGAGGTCAACCAAACTCCTGATTGAAGTGTTCCTACCAACATAATCCATCCTGAGCCATCTGGTTTCTGCATAGTTTTAAAGCCTAAAATTTCCAAAGTACGAAGCCATACTAATATAAAAGCTCTTTCTTGCAAATTAAGCAGATCCCAATTAAATTCAGCGTGCCCATCAACCCACTTCAATCCTTTAATATTCCACAACTTGATAAATGGAGCCATACCATCAACTAACACCATCAGCAATTGGTGACCATCCCAACCTGACAAATCCATAACAAGAACAACCCAATCGGCTAAAATTTCATTTTCAAGTTCCAGGATCTGTTCCTTAGATTTCACACTTCGTATCCTAGCTGCGGTGACATTATAAAGCTCCATGAAATAGAATAGCGCTGACCCATGGAAATACTTAAGCCCTAAGGCTATATCCCTCCGGTCATCATGATATCCAATTCCATGGACTTTAGCAAATGACGAAAACATTGCACATTGAGTTGCTGCAGTTTCGGTCGATCCTTGGCTAAAAGTACGGGCTGTTAGTTTTGGTTTCCCTGGTAAATTTGGTGGTTCTTCGGCTACTTTACTCTCAATTTTTTCTGTCAATTTTCCACATTCTGAAAGGATAGATCGCATCCTAGGAATGGCTTTAGCCAAAGGCAACTTACAGGCATCAATTATCTTCATACTGGTCGTCACCATCAAATTAGTGTAAATGTCAGATTTAAGAACATTATTACGATCAATTCCGACATAAAATCCTGCACCAGTATTGAGATTAAGCATTGCAGGGGTATAAGTTCCATAAAATGACACATCACATATTTCTTTCTTACCACCAATTACTTTCAATTGTGTATCCCAAAACCTATCAGCACATTTCTGATACAACAACGCTTCAGCATTAGTCCACAACCTAGGTTCATTATTAGTAACAAAAATCTTCTTCAAATTATTCGCAGCATAAAGGGCATTGTCTCCACTAACTGTATTACAATGAAATCTCTTAATTCCAGTATCATCATCTAACTTAACTGGACTCTTGCAAATAGGACAATTGATAGGGACAAAATTAGGTTGAGTATTCAAATACCTAGCATAACAACGATAACAATATGCTCCTGCTTTAGAAGGTATAGGGCATTTCTCACAATAGGCACACAATCGCTCTTCCAAACACGAAGAGCAATTTGTTACTCGAAAATTCTTCTTTCCACTCCAACGATGCGCAAACTGAGGGTGAAATGGTAAAACAGCTGCATGAGAAGACATAGAGATTGGAGCAGCATTACTTTCACCGACAGCCATACGTATGTTAAAACACACAGGGGAGTCACGAATTAAATCATCTGATATCACTGGCAAAATTCCGGATTCAATATCATTACGACAAACTTCAACGATCTTCTTCATGACATCAATAACAGAATTGGGAGTACCATCAGTACCAACAAATGTATGCTTTTCCCTTTTAAAGAAATGTTGATGAGTACTTTTCACTTCAACAGATCCAGGAACTTGTTTATCAAATTTCTCAGACATCACTACGGTATTATCAACTACGTCAAAAGTAAAAAAATGTCCAAGAGCGTTTGCAATAGTGCGGCTTTTTGGGTCTTTATACGATCGCTGAAACTTTCTCAGTTGTTTCGGTTTTACTTGTTCCTTAATTTTAAGATGGAAGGCTTACAGACAGCGTCTCTGATTC